GGGGTTGTGAATTTGCGAGGTTTCAAGAATCCGCGGTTCTTCATATCACGTGGGCGCTGAGCCACCTCCCGGTCATTCTCTTCGATGCGGTTGTCCTTCCTTTCTTCGGGAGGTAGAGACCGGATAATCCGCTGCGCTTCGTTTACGGAGATGAGCCCGTTATCCTTCTTCAGGTACGTTTGACGCATCCAGAAATGACGGCACGAGCCGCCTCCCTTGTAGAGCCAGATATCGTAGGTCTCCGCTCCTTCAGGTCCCCAGCCCGGGTTGACGGCTTGCCTTCCGGCTTGCACGATATCTTCCTTCCGGTAGACCTTCATCGAGTCAATCATACGTCGGCAGAAGTCCCGGCTCTTCGAATCAGAGAGGGTCGTAGGAGCGTACGCGTACCGTACCCGTACGATATCGTTGTCCTGCGAGGACTTGGCCGAAGGGTTATTGCGGAGGGCACGCGCAAAGCTCCAGAGCGCGTCGTGAGCTTCTTCGCGGTCGTAGTCCACCTCCCGCTCGTCAATCAAAATCCAGTCCTCTCCGATTTCTTCTCCGCACGCCTCTAGGTACTGAAAAGCCCCGTCTAGGTTCACCTGTTCTGAAAGCAGCGTAGGTGTGGCTCCAGAGGCGTTTAGAAGGGTCTCTACCGCGTCTTCGAGAATCATTCTGAAGGGTTGCACCACCTGCTGGTCGAAAAGCTCCGCAGAGGCCTCCATTTCGCTTCCTCCACCCAACTTGCCCGCCACCATCACGCCGAACATCTGCGGGTTCGTCACCCGGTGGCCTATCATAATCTTCGCGGTCGTTTCCTCAGAGAGGAATTGGTACTGCTTGTCTGCGTCCGAAAGGGCAAACGGCTCAATCGTAGGAGCGCGGTCGGGTTCATCCGAGAAGGTCATCCAGAACTTCCCCGCGTTCTGTGCTCCAGCGGCTTGGTTCTCGATATCCCGGCGGATCATGCGGCGTTCCTCGTCGGAAGGGATGCCGTTCTTAAAGTGGATAGCAAACGAGGGAGAGAGACCGTTCTTGATATTGTTGATGTGGAAGACCGAAATCTCCTTCTCGAGCTCGATATAGTTGATAGCTCCGATATAGTCCGGCTTCGGGTAGTAGTAGGAACCTACCGAGAACGGCTTCATGTACAGGATTTGAGTCGGGTACTCGTTCTTGGTGTCTGGATTGAACCGCGCGATAGGAGTCGGCTCCTGCCGCTTGTCCATCCAGTCCCTCGAGTAGTAGTACCAGTCGACCACCTCGTTCTCGTCGCAGAATCCCGAGCGTACGTTCTCGAACGGCAGGTGAGAGATATTCGCGATTGTGCTCCGGTCGAGGCTCCAGTTCACCTCCAGAGCGAAGCCGTTCTGGATTTTCAGATCGATAGCGCACTTCCGCAGTTCGGAATCGAGGTCCCACTGTGCCGCGAGGAGCTTCGCGTTGAGGTCGGCAGGCTCGAAGCCTTCGCCGAAAATCATCATTGCGATAGTCGTGCAGAGCGCGTTGTGGGTCGGGCTCGCGTGGTAGAGGTCTACCAGATACTGCGGGTAGAGGTTGTCGTCCCCGTAGTTCACCCAGTCCCCTTGCGTACCCTCTCGGTAGGATTTGGGTACGTAGCTCGCGAGGTTCACGGACTCTACCCTTCCCGGATTTCGAGGGGCTGTTATTCTTTTACTCGTTGCCATAGAAAATCACGTTATCGTCAAGGGAGATAGTGGGCAGGGTAACAATGCCCGCGCCGGGAACCCGCAAAGTACCTTGTTCTACCAGAGCCACCACCGCGGCGTTTAGAGGGTCTTTGTTGCTGCTGGAGTTCTGGACGTACACGAAGTAGTCGTAGTCGCCCGATTCAGTCAGGAGGACGTTGTTCGTCGTGGTGGCGTTCGTAGCTACGTCGATTTTCGTGTACCGTGGGTTGTCGGTAATCACGTACCCCACGAAATAGAAGTCCTCTTGGCTCATCCTGTGCACCAGCTTAAACAGGTAGTGCGTGTAGGTGTAATCCCTCGCCGCGTCCTGAAGCGTCAAGTAGATACTTTGGGTACCGCTATTCGAGTTTAAGTACAGCATCTCGAGGAATTAGGTGTGCTTCGGGAACTATCTCGTCGAGGTCGTAGTTCTCGGGGCTGTACTTATAACGAGCAAACGCGCTAACATTAACCGAACTCTTTACATCTGCGACTGTTGGGGTCTGGCTCCAGAAAGGCTCGACCTTCGTCTTCTCCCACACGTGCATCCGGGAACACCCGTCGAGCCCTACGTTCCGGTCCGTCCACATCACAGGCACCTTGTCGACTATCCTACGGCTCATAAACCGTCCAGCCCCCGAAGCGTATCCCCGAAATAGGGTCCCTTCTCGGGTGTCCGCGCGGAACATATAGATGTTTCTCGATCCTGCGAACTCGTGCTCTGCCATGAGCTCGAGGATATGCGTCCCGCCTCCGGGAAGGATGAAGTCGTCGGAACCGAGCTGAAGGAGAAAGTCCCATTCGGCCCCTCGCATCCAGTCGAGAAGCTCGTTGTTCTTTGTCCCCAGACGCTCGTTCTCGAACCACTTGTAGTTCCACCCGTATTCCTGAGCGAGCTCCTCGTGTTCGTCCTCAGAAACGGCGATATACGGAATGAGCTCCGCGCCACCTTCGGCGAACTCCTTTTGAATCCTTTTGATCCCCTCGTAGCAGGCTCGCGTGAGCTCGAGCCGCTTCCATACGGGTATGTGTAGTGCTATTTTCATTCGTAGGTGTGGAATATAGCAGTCATATCCGCGGCTTGCGTTTGCTCCCAAATCGTGGTCCCTTTCGGCGGCGCGATATAGCCAAAGTAGTCCGCTGGATGCCGGAGTGCATAGGCACGAACGTCGAGGCGTTTCATCTGCCCGTAAACGTAGAGGTCGGCCCGGTTCCAGTCGTGGTTTGGCTGGAATTGCTTGTAGATATCTTGAGGGTAGTAAGCTACACCGGTGCCCGGGATATCTACGCGTACGTTTTCGTCGTTCCTGCGTAGGCAGTGAACCACGTTCTTGCAGTCGGTCCAGTAGTCGCGTACACGGTCGGGTACAATCTTCCCGTGATGGGTTAGAATTACGTCCCGAAACAGCTCGGAGGTAGCCACGAAATCCGCGACGTAGGTAGAGGGATAGATGAGGTCGTCGTCCAGCGTCAGGAAAGCCCGGTAGTTTCCGAACGGCCAAAAGAACTTCCCACGATCCCCGAGGTTCTTTCCGTAGTGCCATACCTCAACCTTCTCGTGTACCAGCTCTTCGGGGATAGAGTCGAACCCGTTCAAACAAAGGAAGAGGCGGTCCACCTGCGGGAGGATGCTCTGGACCGAAAGGAGCGAGCCCGGAAACCTATCCGGGAGCATCGCCATACCTGCGTAAATCATACTGCAAAGAAAAGGCCCCGCAGTACGCGAGGCCCGTTCTAACCAAAACAACCACCCTTAAGTCTCCTGCGTGTACGTGAGGTTCGTCGTAGCCGTAATGACCGGAGCGGGAACTTTCTCGCGTGAGGTGAAGGTAAGCGTGTAGCCGTGGAGGTCTCCCATAGCGGCACCCGTCACGATTGTTCCGCCGGTTCCTTCCGCGCCGTTCTTGTATCCCATGAGAAGCTTCTCGCCGTTCATCGTTTCGACAATGATAAACAGACGAACCTTCATCAAGTCTGCAAGCTCCGCGCTCACTGCGGCCTCCATCTTCGGAATCGTAACCTCGAGCACTTGCTCGTAGAATACCGAACCGTTCTCTACGCTGGCGTTGATAGTTTGAGTAAATGAGGCGTTGTTACGCGAAAGCTCGAAGCCGTAGAAAGTAATCGCCTCTGCAGCTCCCGACAAAGCTCCAGAGGTAGGTGAAGCGGCCCACTTCGAACCGTCCTCGTCGAACGGAGCCGTCCAGAATTTGCGAACGCCACCGATGGCGTCCTTACAGGGGAAACCCCGTCCCGAAATTGTGATAGAACAAGCCATGAGTTTCAATTTAAGGACAAAAGAGAGGGGCCGAAGCCCCTCCCCTTAATCCGGGTTTCTATTACGTGGTCCGGCGGAGCAAGCCGTATGAATCGTGATCCACAACCTGCGTACCGAACGCGAACTTCATGATAACGCGGGTAACGTCGTCACCGGTTACGTCGATGAGGTCGAGAACGCGGGCTTCCGTCAAGTCCGTGAGGAGGTTCGTACCTACGTACAAGTTCTCCGGACGCGAGATGAGGAGCGTGTCATCCGGGAAACCAGCGGGAGCAACTACGCGGTAGCCAGCGTACTTGTCCGCCATACCTTCAGCGAAGAAAGCGAGCTCAGCGGTTCCAGCCAGAGCGGAGAAATACAGCTGGCGCGTACCGCGGCTCATGTAGATAGTTGCATTCGGATCACCCTTCAGGGCCGGAGGGCACTGCGTCGTGGTCAACGCGAGCAACTTGGCCAAGATGGTCCCAGCAGTCAAAGCACCCGTCAAGTTCGCTTCGTAGGTCGGAGAAGCCAAGACCATCTGGCGGAGCAAGCCGTTGTACAGCGTGTAGGTAGCACCCGTAGCCGTACCAGCGTCGATGTTGTAGTTACCCTGCCAGATATTGAACTCGATAGCCTCTGCCGCACGCTTTGCGACGTACTGCCCAGCGGCAGCCTTCATATCCGCCGGAGCGGCAGCCCCAGCACCAATCATTTGCTCTGACTCCCACGCCATGTGGAGGTCTTTGTTGCAAATCTGGTCGTTGATTTGGAGGTCCGTCAAAGAGAGCGCCACATCGGACAAAGCCAGAGCCGTTCCCGTGGTGAAGGTGCAGGTAGCCGCACCAATTGAAGAACCGGAGAACTTCCGCAGCTGTGCGCGGCCCCGGACGTTGTTCAGGACGGTGACGTAATTGTTCGCAATCGTATCCGCTGCGAGGATAGCGGGCGCGACGTACGGCAGGGCTTGTTTCCCTACGTAGTTGCTCGTGATCGAAGCGTCCGCGAGTTTGATAAATTGAGACATTTCAGAGAAATTAGAGATTCATAAAGTGTGACTGGATAGCGGCGACGCGCTGATCCGTGGAGAGGTTCGTGAGGTTCAAGGCTTGACGTTCGCGGCGGGCCGGAGCCTTCGGGAGAGACGGGGTAGCTGCCTTCGCGAGCTTCTGGATTTCGGCTTCTTTCTTTCCGAGTTCTTTCTTGAACTGCTTCGAAAGGGTCGTAGAGGCAGCCTCTACAGCGTCCTGAATCATCTGAGCCACTTCCTCGCGAGTCAGAGCGTCTTCGCTCATCTTCTCCTCGTCCTTCTTGGCTTCTTCGGCGGGTGCTGCCGGAGCTTCTTCAGGCATCTCCCACGTGTTCACCTTCCCGTCTACGACGGTAAACTCGATGCCGTCCTCGAGCGTGTACTCGCCATCGGGGAGAGGGATTTGCTCGCCCTCGTCATTGACGACGAAAACGTCTACACCTACCGCCCACTCTTCAGCGGCGGTTTGGATTTCTTGGCCACCCTGAAGTACAGCCGTAGCCAAAGAGACGGGAGCCTCTTCAGCCAGCATAGCCGAGTACTTGTTAAACAGGGCCGCCACTCGTTCTTGAATATTCATGAGAGATGGGTTTAAGCAATTAACCTTTTAAGCTTTTGATTTTTGACACGGCTTCAGAAATAATGGCCTCCAGCTCGTCTACAAAGGTCTCCGCAGAGAGCTCGGGGATAGCCGAGAGGTCCACCTTCCGAGTGAAGAACCCTTCGATACTGAAGCCCTTTACCTTTCCTTCTTTGACCCACTCGTTCCAGATTGCTTCCGAGTCGACCTTCATCGAAACCATCCACGTACCTACGGGAACGTTCAAGCCGTACATCCGCGACTTGTCTTGCTCCCCTTCCACGATCCACGACTCGATTACGGTAGTTCCATTTACGGGAACCTCGTGCTCGAGGGTCGCGCGGCTCTGGTTGCCCGCTTTGAAATAGAGCTCCATCGCTTTCCTGACCGTCTCTTTCGAGAAGTAGATGTGGAACTCCTCGTCTCCCCTTTTGCGGTAAATCGGCTTGTCAGGAATGAGGGCCGGCCCGAGGAGGATGCGGCGGTCTGCGTCTACCGTCTGGAAGTGATACTGAGCCGAGAGAGCGACCCAGTCCGTCTCAATCGCGGGCTCTTCTACCAGCGAGATTGCTTGGATGCCGTAGGTATCGGCTTCCTCGTCGATTACAAGTTCGAAAATTTCCATTAGCCTACGAGGGATGCCTGATCCCGGAGTTTTTGGTTTGCCTGCATTGAATTATTCACGTCCGAAGCAAGGACGTACGAACGGAAGCCGGACGTTTGGGAACCCTGCATGAACGAGAGGTCGAGCTGTGGAGGTCCCGCAGTTGAACCACCACCACCCCCACCCGGAGGAGGAGGAGGAGGAGGGCCCGGAGACTCGAACTTGGATTTGGCGATAGCTGCGATTTGAGCAGCACCAGCCGCCGCTACGGTAGCCGTCTGGATTATTCGGAGGATTGTCGAGGGCTGCGTCTTGTCCGTGAGAGCCGTCGTGATACCTTCTGCGGTGTTGATAATAGCGTTCGCGAGGGAGATACTTTTCGAGAGCTTGAAGTTCCGCTTCGCGCGTTTCTCGTTGTTCTTGTCTTGGTCGTCTTGGAGTGCGGTTACTAGGTCGATAGCCGCAGAAGCGAAGTTCACCGCCACCTTTGCCCGGTCCGCTTGAATCTTTGTGTAATCGCGCAGCAGGTTTGCTTCGGATGTCTGGATTCTTTGGCTATTGTCGATAATCGTGCGGGTCGTGTCGTTTGATACCTGCTGCAACCCTCGTACCCCTTCCTGAAGAGCTTTGTTCGTGTCGTTCAGCTCCTTTGCTTGCTCTACGGCTGCATCGTGTAGTGCCTGTTGTCTCTCTAATTCCGCAGCCGAAGCTTCGGCCCTCAACGAGTTGATTTTGTTTTGAAGTTCGGTCTGTATCGTGGTGGATTCCTGCTGGATGTTGTAGACCTCCGCCTCGAGTTCTGCCATACGCATGAGCTCCTCCTCCGTGGCTTGAGTCATCGCCGCCTTCTGGCGTGCAATCCGGAGCTCTTCCTGTGCGATAGCCTTTCGGTCTGCTACAAGTCCCTTCTCGAGAGCCGCGGCCCGCTCTGCGTCTCTAATCCTTTGTTCTACGGTTCGGTTTACGTCGTCCGAAGCCATCTTCAGCCGCTCAATCTCCGCACGCTGTTTGGCGGTCTCCACGATAATCTCGCGCTGTGAAGCTCGCAGCCTTTGAGTAGCCTGCGTGAGGCCGTCCATGGTTTCCGTTTCGGACGCTATCTCTGCCCCTATACCTTTAAGGGCGGAAGAAGCGGTCTCGTAAGCTGCGGCAAAGTCACCCTGAAAGAACTGGACAATAGCCCCGCCGATTTTAGCCACCCGGTCCAGAAGGACGTTGAAAGTGGCTGTAAGGATATTCAAGCCGCGCTCGAGGAGTTTGGCTCCGTCGGCCGTCTGCGTGAAGTAAGCAGCAAGTGAACCTACCGCCACCACAATCGCACCGATACCTGTAGAAATGAGGGCCACCTTCAGAAGCCCCATCCCCTGAGCCAAAGAGCGGGCCCCAGCTACCGACTTCACAAGCCCGGAAGCGAGTCCTCCGGTAAGCTGGTCTAATCCACCTAGCGCTTTCTCCCCGGCTTCGCCGAGATCCTCCATAGATTTCTCCGCGTCCTGTAGAGCTTTGTCGAGTTTGGACGTGTCCGCTTTGATATCTACTACTACCTCGTTCTTCTTAGCCATGGGTCCAGAGAATGATTTTCACCAGCAGGTAACCGAGTGCGCCGTACCACCCAAAGAAGACCAGAGAAGCCAAAACCGCGTCTAGGATTTTCACCCACCGCGGCTTCCCCGGCTGCCTCAAAAGATGGAAAGCATCGATAATGTAACCGAAGTCCTTGCACCCCTTTACTTGGAATTGGTTCATGGCTGGTAACAGTAGGCGGTAGCCGCGTCGTAAACGAATCCGTACCGCTCGCAGCAGGTGCGGTTGACGGTGAAGATTCCCGATCCGGTGGAGGTCGTAAACTCAATCCTTCCCGTTCTTCCTGTAGCCGGGAGGTAGGTACAGTCCCGCATTGTTCCGAGCACCTTCAGAAGCTTCACCTGTACCGTCCCTTCGCTTGTGGGTGCGTCTCCCTAGATTTCGAGAATCCTCCAGTAGGTGTTGAAGAGGTAAGTTTTG